ATCAGTAGAGCCTGAAACAGTCATTACTTCTTCTTAGCCTTACCGCCTCTCATCATTTTCTTGACTTTTCCTCCACCCATCATTCCCATAGCTTTTCTGGGAGAAACACCGCCACCACGCATCATTTTTTTGGCTTTGCCTCCTCGCATCATTTTTTTAGCTTTTTTCATTACCATTTTTCAATCTCCTATAAATGGATTTTCTACGTTTATATAAAGACTCTGCATTATAATAATCTTCACATAGATTATAATACCCCTTTACTCTAAGGGAATCTGATGCTTCTTGCAACTTACTTAATCGTTGATAAAAAATCATTGCATAAGAAGGAATATCTTCATCATCCATATCAAGGCTGTCATCTAAAAATTCATTACTTTCGTCATCAGGATGAAAACCCATTAAATACATATCTTTAGTATTGTACTTACCATCACTAATATCTTGATTTAAATCATCTAGAAAGATATCCATTTCATCTAAATCCATAGGAGAGAAATCTATTAATATAATAACATCTTTACTGTCATCCCAATCATTTATGCAAGAATATATTAAATCTTGCCCTTCTATGTAATTAAACAAAAAACCTACTTTATCGTTTTTCCAAGCAGATTTAGCATATGGACACGCTGGTAAATTATTATAATTTTCATTAGGATACTCTAAAGCATCCTTAGACCATGATTGTAGATCGGATATTATTTTTCGTTCTATTTCTGAATACATTATAAACTGCCCCTGTTTACAAATAGCCAAGTTAATCCAAGAATAAAAATTGAAACAAAAATTAATAAAAATGTTATTGATATTGCTTCAATAAAGTGCTTTCGTGCCTCTCGCTGTGCATATAAAGTTTCTTTTCTTTGTTTTCTTATCTCCGCTTCCATTCTGAGCAACTCTTGCCAAGCGTTTGGACCACACATTAAACTTATAAGCCTGCGAAGTTCATCCCTTTGATTTTGTAACTGTTTCTTTTGTGTGAATAATTCTATTGCTTCTGCTTCAACAGATTTGCCGTAAAAAAGTTTTTTAAATATTGGAGGGTTCTTTGCTTCATGATGCGCTCTATCTATGTCAGATACAGCACCCATCCAACGACTGAGATCACGACCCATAGACTCAATATCTCTGCCAATGCTCACTCCTTTTTTTAATGCCGAAAAAGCGGAACCAGCAATCGCCATTGCCGAGATCGGATCGACCATTTTAATCTCCTAAGACTGAGATACCGCCCCTTTTGTTCTCTTTCTCCTATCGCTCATTATTACACCACAACCTCTAGCTACGGCAGTACCTGCAACTGACTTGCCATTAAAAGGTCTTTTCGCTTTCGTAACATTGCCCCCAGCGATTAAATTTCTTACTTTCGCTCTTTTTGTATTAGAAACAACAGTTTTGCCTTTACTGCCCTCACGTTTCTTTTTACGAGCAGTCTTAGCTCGTTCAGCTTTACTAAGGCTGCTTGCTTTTGATCTTGGCAAACAACGATCAGGGTTCTTTTTATCTTTTGAAGTGCCACATTTACCTTTAATAGACCCATCTGTGCCAATCCTTACCCAATCTTGTTTTAGCCATTTTTTAAGCTCACCCATTACCTACCCTTTCGTTTGCCACCTTTTGACTTCTTAGCGTAGTTTGGATCTTTACAATATTTTGAAGCAGCAAGGTTTGCATACGCACTAGGATAAGTATCAAAGGTACGTTTTGCCCATGCCTTACCCTCTGGACATATTTTAGAGCCTTTGCTTTTTGCACTGGCTTTACCACCCTTTTTAAAATAAACTAATTTATTTGTTCCTGGCATTTTTTTTACCTCTTCTTAAAGCTTCTTTCCCTCTTTTAAATATACCTACAACCTCTGACTTACCCATAACTTTGGCTCTTTGTTCACCAACAGTCAATATTTGTATTTTTCTAGCATAAGGTTTGTTAATTTTTTTTACTTTTGCAACAGTAGCTCTAGCATCAGAAGGGGTTGCAAATTTTATGCGAACAGTGTCTTTAGGGTTTTCATCCGTATATAATCTTCTGCCAGAGCCTTTTGGTTTTTTGCCTGTTCCTACTTTAGGATCTTTTTTTCTACCCCCTTTAGAAACTTGTTTAGACATTTGGCTTCTACCAATAGCCATTATATTAACTGCTCCAATCCTGCTGCTAAAACAATAAGAACCATGACAGCCCACATACGATTATCAAGATTCTTTAATTTTTCTTGAATATCAGCATATCTTCTGTTGCACTCTTCCTCGTGTTTTTCAAGTTGCTTTAAAACATCTTCAGCTTTCATTAGCACTTCCATCTTCTTCTTGCCTGTCTTAAACGGCTATTTGGGTTTTTAGCTGCTTTTGGAAACTTCTTCATTTGACCAGCAGAACGGGCGCAAAAAGACTTTCGCCTCTTTGCAGCCTTACTACCAGGCTTTACTTTACCTGTAACAGCCGTTTTTAACTTAGAGCCTGGATTTTCTCGCCTATAACGAGCAACACCAGCTTTGGTCATTCCTGCCCCAGATTTAGTGGAGCGGAAATACTTTTTTGTTTTTGGCGGCTGTTTATCTCTCTTTCTAGCCATAGGCTTTACCTACGACAAGAATATCGTCAACTGATTACTAGAACCAGTAAAAGCAGCAACAAACGCACCACCTGTGGCTATAATTCCATTATCAGGAATA